CTCGTCTCACCTTACGTCCTAGGTTCATGTACTCGATGTGTGGCTCGCCGTCTACGACTACACCGCACGCTATGATTGGCTTGTTGGCAAAGTGCTTGCCGTATGCAAAGGCCATGTGCTTGTGATCTACCCCGCAACCTACGCCCATACCCCACACTAACTCTTGGTCAGTAGCTGTGGCTGAGATGCCTGCGTTGCTGTGGTTGTGGCCGCTAACGGTACAGCGCATACGCTTCTCGGCATCCTTACGGAAACCATTGACGCCGCCTGACGTTTCGCCGTGGTGGTACAGTACGTTGTCTATCTCTATCTGCTCCTCTACAGTCCACGTGTCGGGCATACCGAACAGGTCCTCGATGGGCTTCATGAAGATGCTGGGTGCCATGCCTAGCTTAGCGAGCTGACGTGCAGGGATACGATCGTGATTGCCCATGATGAGGGTAGCCTCTGGGAATGCCTCGTACCATGCCTTCGCCCGCTCGTAAGCTGACTCGTACTCACCTATGACGTTGTGCAACATAGGCTCGCTGTCGTGGAAAGACAGGCTGTGGTTATCGAACATGTCTCCGATGTGGACGATGGTGTCTACGTCCCACGCCTCGAACGACTCCTGACAGAACTCAAGGTAGCCTTCCAGTTCGTAGGGTAGGTGTGTGTCGCCTATGATTCCTACTCTAGCCATTACTTCTTCCTCGCGGTACGTTCCGCATTAGTCTTAACCTTGTGGCATGGTTTGCATAGTACTTGGAAGCCGTCGGCCTCACAGAACATGCGCTCCACGAATCCCGGCAGGTCCTCGAATGTCTTGAGGGAGCCAGCCGGTACGATGTGGTCTACCTCTACCTCCTTACTAGCGAAGATACTTCCACACTCAAAGCATTCGTACTGATTGTACGCTACCTTGGCTAGCTTCTTAGCCGCATGCTTAGGTCCCCACTTGGTGAAGGCAGAGCGCAGGCTAGACCGGATGAACCCGAAGTATCGGGCCTCCGACCATGTGCCTCCGTTCCTAGGTTTGTCTACGGTGCGTCCCATAACTGATCCTCCTCTCGCCTCATCCATAGGCAACGCCCTTGAGTGAGGAGCCATCGTGTTACGTCCGCATCTTCTGATGCCATGCCCTTCTCTTCCACCGCATCGAGATAGACTTGCTTGACGTACGCATACATCTCAGCAGGTTCACTGATCTCCTTGAGCGGGTCCTTGACCTTGGGCATAGCCTTCTTACCTGTTCGTTTCATGAGGCCGGGGATGTTGTCAGTAGAGTCTCCGGTCAGCATCTGTGTGTAGAAGAAGCGGTCAGCCTCCTCCTCGGTGACGTAGTACGTCCGTTGTTTCATCCAGTTGTAGTGCCAGCCGGGGCAACCGTCGAGATCTTTATCGATGGTGGCGATGCCGTGTCCCTTGGTACATGCCGCTATGGACAGGGCGTCGTCTGCTTCTTGTCCGACTTGCATCTCTGCTTGGTACGTGTCGATCATCCACTGCTTTATCTCAGGCAGTAGCGTGGGGTTCTCAGTCTCCGCACGATTACCCTTGTATGGGTAGGCGTCCGATGCCTCCGCTAAGCGGAAGTTAGACTTGCTGTCGGTGAGGTAGATGATTCCTTCCTTGCCCACCTCGTTGATGATGGATTGAAGGGAAGCCTGCGCTCCAACACAGGCCTCCTCCAAAGTTTCCCCATCCTTCTGGGCAACGTAGGCTACGCGGTAGGCCACGATGTCGCCGTCGATGCCCCACACAGGAGGGGTCTGCATCACAGTACCTCGTCCAGAGTGTAGTCCTCGTCAGCCTCTGACTCGTACGTGACTAGCTCAGTGATGTCCACGAACTGCACTCGGGGGTTACCGTTACGGTCAGCGAACACGCGGACGATGGCCTCGGAACCATACCCGATGGAGTCACCACGTGGGTCAATGACCTTGGCGATGTCATCACCGTTGCCATCCTTGCCGCCTACGATGACGTCTTCCTTGTCCACCTTAACCTTGATGGGGAAGTTGGAGGTGAAGCTGGCGTACTGCCCTGCGTCGGGGTACTTCTCATCGAACTTAACACGCTTGTGTCCCATGCCTGCATCCTCACCGAAGCGTTCAGTCAATGCCGCAACAGCCGCATCGCTGAGGTTGGTGAGTCGGAACTTGTACTTCTTTGTGCCCTTGAAGTCATCAGGCTTGGTGAAGTGCATGAACGAGAGCTTACCTTTGATTGTTACGATGTCTGATTTGATACTCATAATGTATTCCTTAGTGTGTATGTGACCAGTTGGGACCTACCTTGTACTCGCCATCCAGAGGACAGCGCATCTTGTAGTAGGTGCCAGCGTCTTGTATTGCCTTACGAAAGGCTTGGCCTATCTGCTCCGCGTACTGCGGCTCGGCTTCTACCTGTACCTCATCGTGGACCTGAGCGACCAGAGTGTATGGGATACCTGCGTCTCGCAGTGCGTCCGTTGCCAACACTAAAGCCTTCTTCATTACCACCGCTCCCGCTGATTGCAGTAGCGTGTTCAATGCCGCATGCTCCGACCGGACATGTAACCTACGCCCGTCGAGACCCGGCAGTGTGCCTTGGTTCTCCATAGTTGTGCTGATCTTATCCAGTAGCTTAGCGTACGCAGGCAGGCCCGACATGAACCTACGCCTGAGCTTGCGTCCGTCCTTAGCGCCACCGTCGATGATGGTTCCGATCTTTGCATCGCCTGCCCCATACAGCAGGGCGTAGATGAAAGTCTTAGCATCGTCGCGGTGTTGCAGACCGGCTAGCTTCTGGTTGTGCGTGTGGATGTCACCGTTGAGAATGAGATCCGTGTACTCTGTGTCGCGCATATAGTGGGCGAGCATCCTCAGTTCCAAACCTGAGGCGTCACATCCGACTAGCTGATTGCCTTCTGCCACAGTGAAGCACTCCCTGTATAGGGGATCGCTTGGTATCTGTGCTAGGTTAGGCTTACTGTGTGTCATACGACCAGTGACTGCGCCGCACGTGTTGACCCTGCCGTGTATCCTGCCGTCCTCTGCGACAGCGTTGACCCACGCATTGACCATGCCTAGTCGCTTGGAGATGATGAGATACTCCAGCACTAGCTTGGCCTCGGGGATGTGGATGTTGCGGCCTAGCGTGGTCTCATCGACCTTGGCCCTGCCGCTCGTGGGTGTTAGCTCTTTCCAGACTGCGCCCCTCTCGGACAGACGCTCAGCTACCTGCACCCTGCTTCCGGGGTTGAAGATAGTGACCTTGTCCTTGAGTCGCTTGCCTGTCTTCTCCGACCAACGCTCTTCAACGGTGGGCGGGAACACTTCCTGTAGCTCCTGCTCGATCTCCTTCATGCGAGCGGTGTGCTGTGTGTGGATGCTACATGCCAGAGGGAAGTCTAGCTTGAAGCCGTTGCTCTCCTGCACCTTGGTCTCCTTGGCTACCTGATGCTCGAGGTGTATGCTCTCCTCACTGAAGTCCTTTAGTTCTCTGAGGAGGAATTCAAACACGTCCTTATTAGCCACCGTATCTGCGATACAATAGTCCACCATCTTCTGCGTAACGGGCCCGTCGAAGTCTGCCACGTCGAAGTCTTGTTTCTGGTTAAGGCCACAGCGTAGAGCGAGTTGCCGAAGAGAGTGACCACGCTCACGACTAGGATTGCTAAGCCTAGAAAGAACAAGAGTATCAATAACGCCAATACATTGAGGCAGTTCAAAGTCCCACGCCTCAGCGAGGACAGGAAGGTCAAAGCCAATGATGTTATGCCCGACAACATGCGTCACACCATTCAGCATATTCGTCAGCGACTCGGGCGAAATGGCCCACTCGCTCATGAGTACCCTGCCGTTGTCTACTAGCGTTACTCCTACGCCATGTATAGTTGAGTGATCCAGTGTTGTCTCTATGTCTATGATTGCGTACGTTTCTGGGTTGTAGTCGCCCATACTCTATCTCCTGTAGTTGTTGTACATAACGTCCCATCTTACTCATCGTCTTCCTCCTTGGGTACGGTGTCCTCCCAGTGGTATGTCATGCCGATGTATAGACCCAGTGGTATCCAGATGGGTGCGGTGATAATCATAAACGCCCATGACAGGACGTTGTAGAACTTATCTTCTAGTGTCATAAGGGTTCATCCTTGTAGTCCTCAGGTTCATACTCAAGCAACCGGCCTGTGTCTGTGTTGTACAGCACTGAGCCTGCTGGTCCTGTGATACCGCTGAACCTGTTCTTGAGTACACGTATGTGTGTAGTGTTGCGCTCTGTTTCATCATCAGCCTGCCCATTACGCTCGAGGCCTATGACAAAGTCCGATAGCTGTGCGATCGAAGCACTGCCGCGTAGCTGAGACACGCTAGTCACGGCTCCCTCTTCATGGCCCTTACCCTCGGGACGCTTGAGGTGAGACACAGCGAACAACACGATGCCTGTGTCCTGCGTGAGGGTGCGTAGCTTGGTCATGATCTCATCTAATGCCTTGCGCTCGTCGCCATGCTGGCCGCCCGATACGAGGATAGAGATGTGATCTAGTACTATGACCTTGCAGTCCAGTGCCTTAGCCATGAAACGTACACGTGCCACGACTTGGTCAACGGTAGCACCAGTGTCGAACGATGCGTCCATCACCATGACTTGCCCGTCGCCGAACACACGATCGAACGACTCCTTGTACTCACTGTCTCCCCTCTTCACTGCTGAATGTGGCAGATGCACGGGCGTACTAAGGTCGACACCCATGAATCCCTCGGCTGTGCGCTCGACTGACTCTTCCATAAACAAACAACCTATCTTGTTGGAGGTAGACTGCTTGATGTGCATGACGATCTCACGTAGGACAGACGACTTGCCTAGGCCAGAGCCTGCGGTCACGGTGATTAGTTCAGTTGGACGGAAGCCATGCGTCAGGGCATTGAGCTTGTCCCACGGGTACGTACCTAGTGCGTCAGGCCTATCGGCAGACAGCCGCTCCCACAGTTCGTCAGGAGACAGCACACCCTTGGGTACGTACTGGCTGGCTTTCCAATACAGTTGTTGGAACTCCTTAGTAAGGCCTGCCTTGAGGTAGTCGCAAGCGTCCTTGCCTACGGTGGGGTCTAGCTTCATGATACGTAGCTTGCCTGCGAATACCTCGGCCGCCTTCTCTACTGCATCCGCTCCTGCTTGGTCAGAGTCGAAGCACAGGATGATCTCCTTGAAGCTATCTAAGAAACGATAGGCAGACTTGAAGTCCCGACCAGCACCAGCCGCGCCACCTTTGAGCGACACGACAGGCACCTTACCATCGAACATCTGGCTTGCGGCGATGGCGTCTAGCTCACCCTCCGTAACGATGATCTTCTGGTTGTCACCTGTGCCATACTTCTGCTGACCGAACAGGCCAG